TTCTGTGTACGGCTATTCAGGGTTTGTAAGTGCTGTTCAATTCTGGGCAACTTATCAACGAGGGGTTTCAGTGCCCGTATTTCCTGTAGTATTTGCTCTGCTGGCCATTGAACCTCATTCATAATTCACCACCCTTCGCTACTATACCCTAACTCGTAAGAGGTACATACTTCATGTGAAAGCCTACTACATCAACATCATGGGCGCTGTTACCTAACCACAAGACACAAGCCACATAATCATCAGCGGCAAGTGCTGCTAATACTCCAGAGAAATCTACACCGAATAACTGCCACTGCGTTAGATTGTATGTGCTGGCCGTGTCTGATTCGGCATTAGTTGTATATGCTTCACCTATAGCACCATATTGTGTGTAAATATCTAGATCAGCTGCTGCCTGAGTTACCTGCGGGATTAATACCATTACAGCAGTTGTTATTGAAGAGAAATTGCCAGGGCATTTCCATGATACATATGCAGCATCATTGGCATCATATAGTTGTGCAACGGGGAAATATCCCCTTGCCCCCATAGGTGTACTGGAACCACTATCAAGTAGACGGGTTGCGGGCACCCATAATTCGTTAGCACCCTGTATTCCGTATAGATATGAAATGTTATCTCTTACATGAGTATTCATCTGAGAAGCGGTTACCACTTCCCCGGCTACCCATGTTCTCGGTGCTGTGTATGCCATAATAACCTCCTAGTAAGCGAGACGGGTATTTGTACCTAATATCGATTCATCCAATACCCAGTATTCCTGGCTGTCGGCATCGGATAACTCCCACCGAGTTTCCCATGTACCGCGCCTGAAATCTACTGTGTGACTGATGCCCTCAATATGATAATCTCGATCTATAGATGCCATGTCTAGCCTCAGAGTTATCCTGGTTGAAATATCATATCCTAATACCTTCGGCCATAGGTTAGCAGGGTCGGCCTGCGGCCTGATGATGATTGCCTTGACCCTCATTACCGAATCTTTATATTTATTGCACAGATAATTGGCCTGGTCTAACGCCTCATTATCTGTAGTCATTAACAGCCCGGTCTTAGACATGGATGCTATACCATATGTTGATTGAGAAGTGGCATCGCTGGCATCCTGCTGCGTACCCCCGGAGCGTTTGATGTGGACATCGTTTATAACATCCTTCTCGTCCTGGTCCACCACCAGATCACAGTAACGTAACTCTGCGCCATCATTCCCAAACGTGGCTTGGGACGTATTGTATGGCGAGAATAATCTGGCATGCCGGTCCTGAAATTCGACATCGCCATCCGGCTGCTGAAATATAATACCAAACTCCGAATCCTGCACCGTGAACAGGTGAGACATAGCATTGACGTTCACCTGTGCGCCAGTGGCTATCATGGTGCTTTGCCCTGCATCTAACAATCTATCAGCGGCAGGAAAGCCGTATTCATCCAGTACATTCCCGACCCTAGTGCCGGATAGTTCCTCTACTTCCCCTGCATTGTTCATCAGGAACTGGGCTAGTTTATTCTGGATATCCCTGCATGTAACAGTGACTATAGGACCAGCACCCCCCTGAGACATAAAAGAAGGTGGCCATCTGGAGATATACCCTGTAAATAAGTCATATGTGCTGCTATATGTGGCTCGGATGTTGAACTTCTTACCGGGCAATATATAGCCGTAATACGGACCTGCAGCATTATCCGGCCAGTAGTTGCCGGAGGAATTGTTCAGTTCGATAATAGCTTCCCCGGCCTCTATGCGGTCCAGTTGATGGTTCCTGCCACGCTTAATGCTGATCGACAGCACATCCAATCCGTTGAGGTTAGTCCATGTTGGAGTAACTGCCATAGGGTCGGTGGTAAAAGCACATCGAACTGTCATGGCAGGTAACGTCATGCATAGGCTCCTAATGCGCTCACATTTGCCCTACCCGTCTGTATCAGGCCTTCCCGTACAGCAGCAACCAAATCCCTCTCCGAAGTGACTGAGCCCTGTACGTTGACGGTTACATAGATATTCCCCATTCCACCCTTCCCACCTAACGGCACAACGGCCTCAGGACCAGCTTCACCTATCATCGCCAGTGTGGGGCTGGTCACTATCCCACCCTTGGCCATCCGGGGCAGCGTAACCTCTTTGACTTCCGCTATGTTGATGCCGAATGATTTACCGCCTATTAACGGCACCCAATCGGGAATCGTGAAATTGATCTTGTTCAGCAGCCCGATAACGAAATTGATTGCTTTCACCCACACATTGGCGAAGCCTTCAGCCAGCCCCATAACGAAATTGACACCGGCCTTGAATGCCTCTTTAATTCCTTCCCACATACTTTTGAAGAATGCGGCAACCTTATCCCAATTCTTCCATAGCAATACACCTATAGCGATCAATGCTCCTATGGCCAGTATTATTATTCCGATTGGGTTAGCCGATAAGGCGATATTCCAAAGCCATTGAGCTGCTACAACTATCTTGGTCGCGGCAGCTACCGCCAGGGAAGCGACTTTATGGGCTATAAGGGACGCTGTATGCGCAGTAGTGGTCACAGCGGCCTTACCCATTGCTGACGATGCAAATATCATCATAGGTCCCAATGCCGACATCGCTCCCAGGATAGGCTCTAACGGTTCCAGATATGAACCGGCAACCAGTGTTAATTCAGAGAATTTCTGCTTAATTTTATCCATCAAGCCGAATTGAGTATTGGCAGCTTCGGCATACTGGTCTGTTATCCCGGTGGCATCCCCCATCTTGGTAGTGAATACATCTATTTCTTCCTGTGAAAGCCCTAAGACTTCATTCAGTGATTTCCCTTCTGATGTTGCCTGTGTGATTGCGGTTCTGAATAACTTGGTAGCTGCCGACCCGGAAATACCTTTAGCCTCTAATGCTGCCAGGGTTGCTATCAGGTCAGTAGACGTTAAATCTAAATCCTGCCCATAAGCGGATACATAACTCATCACCGACCCGAACTCTGACAATTCTATGGTGGTGTTCTTGGCCAGCCATGTAAACTTGTCTAGGTCTGCACTGTTCTTTGGCAACTGCTCACCAAAGTTTTTCATAGCAGGAATGAGGATATCTGCTACGGCTTCTGCGCTGGCTCCCGTAGCATCACCCAATGTATCAAAGGCCATAGCAGATGCCTTCATTTCATCCGTATTTCTTACTCCGGCCCTTGTCAGTAAATCAAAAGTAGCCGTTACGCTACTTATGGGAAATGTCACATTGGTAGTAGCCAGCGTCAAGTTCCGCATTTCCTTGGTGGTGACGCCTAGCGTGATGGCTGTCTGTGCCAGTTCTGCGTTGATCTTCCTTGAATCAGCGGCCAGTTTCAACCCACCGGCTCCCATCGCAGTCATGGCTATCCCGGCGGCCTTTATCTGGCCGGAATATTTCTCAAGAACGCCCTTGGATTTCTCAAGTTCCTTGCTAGCCTCATCCTTTAGTTTTAATACGAGACTTAGTTCACTGGCCACGACTCATCACCTCATTATTGGCCTTGATTTCAGTATTCATTAATAGCCAAACTTCCTCTATAATCGGTGCCGGAGTATTCCAGTAATCCCTTATGGTCCATCCCATTGTCTTCATTACCTGATACCGTTTCCATTTGGCGATATCCACCATGTCTACCGGCTTCTCTCCACTACAGAACTCATCAGCCAGTGATCTATATAATGCTAGGTGGACACCGTTAATTCGTTTTTTCTCACCCACTCCCCCGCCTGCTCGTTCAAGCGGTTAACTTCATCTAATATCCTCTGACGGTACTTTAGACGGAGCCTTGAGATATTGTCCGGGGTAACTGGTTCAGGAAATGACCAGGCTAGTATTGCCCGTTCCATCAATGCCATGCGGCCTAATGATAGAGTTACCTTCGCCTCACTGCCTGTCGATTCTGCCCTAGCCATGCGGTCAAGAAGAAAGTCCTGGTCATACTGCGTCAATTCCTCTTTGATATCTACCCATTGCCCATCCTCAAAATCTATTCTGACCTTTTCTCCATCCGTGAAGAACTCACCCATAAAACCTCCTTATGCTGTTGCTATTTCCAGCCCATGAAGCCCCTGGAATGTGTAGTCATATACTACCACCCCTGCAACCTCAGTCTTGGGCTTGAATCCTGTTATTATCACGGATCCCCTGAATTGCTGTGTCGCTGTCGATGATTCCCGCAACTCCAAGCCGACTTGAGTGCCTATGGTCAATGGTGCGCCATCTTTGTACCCTTCAAATGATCCTGACCAACCGCTGACAGTTGCGACGTATTGTCTCACACCACCTGAGTCGAACCCCGTAACGTCGAATACCTCGACTGCCTGATCGATACTCCACGATTTCACACCCGCTATCTGCACAGCCGCCCGGACATCATCAATCCAGAAATTCATAGCGCCTTTATCTACAGCCTGGTTCAACCCTATAGAAATCAAGGCCGCCAGGTTCGCTGGTGTGACTAAATCCACTCTGATGTATTTCCATGTGGCCGCTGTCAATGCAGGGACATCCAGTGTTTCGGTAGGTGAGGCACAATCCCCGGTATCATCCAACAATATCTGATAGTCGGCTGCACTCAGGTTCACACTAGATTTTACCCATGCCATGATTGACGTATACAACCTGAGGTCCTTCGATATCGTCTCAGAACCAATCACACCTGTAGCAAATCCGGCAGCAACTACAAACTTGGCAGACGCAGAGCCAGCTTTGTAATCAGATGTATCCGCAGATGCAGTGACGTTCCCTACTACCTGTTCGTTCCAGGCATCCTCACAATCTTCTACGAGTAAACTTGCGATATAAACATCGCCGCCCTTCCCGGCTAATCTGGCCATGTCAAACCTCCTATGCTGTTGCTATCGTTAGTGCGGCTGTGCCCTGGAAATTGTAGGAATACATCACTACCCCGGCCACATCAGTCTTCACTCCAAGCCCGGTAATGATTGCCTGGCCGGTATGCTTCTGCGTGGCAGTCTCTGACTCTTCCAGAACCAGCGCGATCTCTGTGCCTATGGTCAGCGGTGCGCCGTTCTTGTGGCACTCAAATGAGCCGGACCATCCCGATAATCCAGGGATATACACCTTGAGTCCACTGGAATCCATACCCGTTGTTTCTAACGCCTCCACCGCCAGGTCCACCGACCATGATTTGATTGCTCCTGCCGTCACTGTCGCTACTAATACGTCTCCTGCTTTGCCTGCTAATCTTGCCATGTCCGTACCCTCCTATGTCCAAATAGTGATATCGAATATAACCCCTATATATTGTGCCCCCGCGTATTCAATCCCCCCATATCTTGAGTATCCTGTTACCCTCAGATCATCGGCATGAGAGTAGAAACTGCCTGTCGTTAGATATGTGGTATTCTCTAATGCGGCCTTAATCGAGCCTGACCCCGACTCAGCCATCATACCATCTAATGTGTCCTGTGCTGCTGCATGGCCGGGGGACATTGTTACCAGCACCGTCAACTGAAACCGATGTTCCATGTTAGCTCTGGAATCATCATACATGCCGGATACAGGTAATATGATAGCAGCCGGTAACTCGTTCACCGCTTCAGGTGCGGTATCATAGACGTGCTTCAATGCGCTCACATTACCTAACGTAGATTTCAACGCGTCCCTTATCCCTGCAATACTCATTTCTTATCCCACGCCCCCTTGATATCTGACTCTGCTGTGCGAATAAAACCATCAAATGATGCCTTCGCCTTTTCCAGCCCATCCCTGAACATATAACGGGCCTTGGTTCCCTTCATGGCAATTATCCTGGCCACTACAAACCCATTCTCAAATCCATGTCTGCGAGCCCATGTATCCAATGCACCAGGCGGTGGGAAATGAGGTCTGGTCCCTAGTTCAACATAATTGGCATATAAGACCGCAGTTGAAACCTTGGCCCACAATGGCACACTCGCGGTATCTACGGTAGTGTTTATACTCCCTCTCAATCTTCCCGTATCGACAGGTGTTAATTCCTGTATCCGCGCCTGTGCGCTCCGGCCTATCCGTTCAAAGAACTTCTTTAACGGACCCTGCAAAATCACACCATCCAGTTTCCTGACTACTTCCTCCAGCCCTTCAAATG